CAGTACACGACCATTGAGGGCGGTAATGTGCCGCCAGATGAGATTACGAGCGCCAAAGCAGACCTCGACGACCGCACCTTCCAGCAAGAATACGAAGCGCAGTTCGTCAACTATAGCGGCATTATCTACTACGGGTTCAAGCGTGAGCAGTCAGTAGTCAGGCACGACGGCGACCGCTCTGTCATACATGTCGGGATGGACTTTAACCTCGATCCGATGTCTGCTGTCCTGATGACTCGTAAGGGAGACACACTGCACGTATTCGACGAGATTGTAATGTTTGGCTCGAACACCGATGAGATGGTCGCAGAGATTCGCACACGCTACGGAAATGGTACAATAGTCATATACCCTGACCCTGCCTCGCGTCAACGGAAAACGAGCGCAGGGGGTAGAACGGATTTGTCCATTCTGCAAAACGCGGGATTTGATGTGCGAGTAAGGTCATCACACGCGGCGGTTAGAGATAGGATAAACAGCGTGAACTCGCGTCTATTGTCTAAAGATGGGCATAGGCGCTTGTTTGTAGACCCTAAGTGCAAGAAGGTAATCGAATCATTGGAACGCCACACCTACAAGGAAGGCACTAGTCAGCCCGAAAAGGATGGCTTTGATCACATGAATGACGCACTGGGCTACGCCGTTGAGTATCTATTCCCCATACGAAAGGCGAATAAGCCGCAAGCCCCGCAGAGGTGGACTTAAATGTATTACGAAGATATTGAATACCAGCATCCTGACTACGAAAACAATCTGGACCGCTGGGAGTTTTATGTTCGGTCATACATGGGTGGGCAAGACTACCGCGATGGCTCTTACCTGACCAGCTACCTCAATGAAGACAAGACCGCATACTCTCGGCGCTTGGCTTTGACTCCACTGGACAACCATTGCCGCAACGTGGTCCACGTTTATTCATCGTTCTTATGGCGTCAGCCGCCCACTCGCAACTTCCAGCAGATGGAAGGCAGTGCAGACTTAGAGGCGTTTATTAAGGATGCCAACCTCGACGGCCAGAACTTCAACAGTTTCATGCGTGAGGCTCAGATATGGTCGAGCGTGTACGGTCACGTCTGGATTATGATGGACAAGCCTCTATCGACGGCAAGCACTAGAGCCGAAGAACTAGATCAAGAGATACGTCCCTACGTCACGTTGGTTACGCCTGAGAATGTGTACGACTGGAAGTATGAGCGGATGCCTAGCGGTCGGCATGAGTTGACCTACATGAAGGTGCGCGAGTCGGTAAACCGCATTGACGGCACAACGACAGAAACGTATTTCCGCATTTGGACCAAAGAGCAGATCCAGCTTGTCCGCTACTTAGGTGACGAGGCTCAGATTGTCGAGACTATCGACAACCCCATCGGCAAGATACCAGCGGTGAATATACCTGCTAACCGATCAATTGTTCGTGGCATCGGCATCAGCGACATCTCTGACATCAGCTATATGCAACAAGCGATCTATCAAGAGCTATCGGAAATCGAACAGCTCATCCGCATCTCTAATCACCCGACGCTCGTTAAGACCTTTGACACTGACGCGACTGCTGGTGCTGGTGCAGTCATCAATATCAGCGATGATATCGACGCAGGATTGAAGCCGTACCAGATGCAACCGTCTGGAGCTAACCTAGACGCCATCAGAGCCTCTATCGAGGACAAGATCGAATCGATCAATAGGATGGCCCACATGGGCGCAGTGCGTGGCACAGAGGCAATGACGCAGTCAGGCGTAGCCATGCAGACAGAGTTCCAAATGCTGAACGCCAAGCTAGCAGAAAAGGCCGACATCCTTGAGCTGGCTGAAGAGCAGTTATGGGAGTTGTGGTGTCGCTGGCAAGGTCACAATCTGCACGAGGTAGAGGTCAGCTATCCTGACAGCTTTGACATTCGTGACTATGGGACAGAGCTTGAGTTCTTACAGAAGACGCGAGCCAGTGGCGTTAAGTCCGTCACTTTATTGCGTGAGATTGATAAGCAGATCGCAGACCTTGTGCTGGATGACCAAGTGCTTGCACAGGCACACGCCGAGATTGAAGAGGCTACGACAGCAGTCGGCGACTTCACCAAAGAGACGCAGATTTACAAGTACCACATCGACAGTGGAATGGTGACGCCTAACGAGGTGCGTGAGAAGATTGGCCTCGAGGATGTTGCTGGTGGTGACGTCTTAACTGAGCGAGTCCAAACCGTAACTGATGGACAGTGAAGAGCTAACCAAAGCACTCGCAGGGGCGACCTCTAACCATGAGCGTCGCCTTTTGCGCGCTATGGAGCAGTTGCGGCGCGGCCTGACTGACTTGATGGCTGGCTTGCCTTTGCGTGATGGTCAGCTGTTCGACCTCGACGCGGCGTTAGCACTTCGGACACAGATCGACGGTCTTGTCCGCGACGAATACCTAACAGTTATAGACGACATCATCCGTGAGTACCCTGACGCCGTAGCACTAACACAAGAGTTCATGGAGCAGTTCGCGGCGTTCCGAGTGCCGCAAAGTGTTATCGGTCAGCTACAGCAGTTCAGCTTTACGGGCCATGAGCAGTTAGCAGATGAGTTTGTCGAGGCGTTATATCAGCAGGTGTACAACAACACGCTGTCAGGCACACCCTTCTCAGCCAGTCTCAGTGAGCTTAACGGGTTGCTTGACGCTGACCTGCAACGATACTCTAAGACAATGCTTCACGACGCGCTGTTTGAGTTCAGCTCTAGCCTACAGCAGGCGGCGGCGGCAGAGGCAGGAATTACCACGTTTAGGTACGAAGGCGATACAATAGAAAGCACACGTCCATTCTGTCGTGGTCATGTTGGCAAGGAATACACGACCGACGAGATTTACGAGATATGGGGCGAAAGCTGGGCTGGCAAGAAGTCTGGCGATCCGTTCCGTGTGAGAGGTGGATACAACTGTCGGCACTGGTGGGTGCCAGTACCAGAATAGGAGACACACATGCCATACCACAAGAAAGACAAGAAGAAGAAAAAGAAACGCGGTAAGTGATATAATTTAACCCACTCGAAAGAGGATTCGTAACATGAGCGATGAAATCATGGTAGACGCGGTAACTGAAGCCGCAGTGGAAACACCAGAAGTTCAGGATGTAAAGACGTTCACGCAAGAAGAGTTGGACCGGATAGTGGCTGACCGTGTTGCTCGCACTAAGCGACAGTACGATAAGAAGCTAGATGGTATCGACCTCGATGAAGCTAAGTCTCTCCTTCAACGACAGCAAGAAGCTGAAATTGAGAAGCAGAAAGAGCGGGGCGAGTTTGAGTCAATTCTAAGGCAGACCGTCGAAAAGAAGGATCAAGAAATAAAGACTTACAAGCAACGCCTAGAAAGCCAATTGGTTGATGGGGCGTTACTGACAGCGGCAAGCCGAAACAATGCAGTATCGGCAGAGCAAGTCAGTCAGTTATTGCGTGGTTCGGTTCGGCTGTCTGAAGACGGCACCGCAGAGGTTTACGATGCGAACGGAACACCACGCTATAACGACCAAGGCGAGCTTTTATCCGTTGACCAGTTAGTCGGTGACTTCTTGACCTCGAACCCGCACTTCGTGAAAGCGTCATCAGGTGGCGCAGGATCGCAGACAGCGGTAGGTGGTTCCACGTCGAAACCTATGTCGGCGGTCGAAATGGAAGCTAACTGGAATAACGGTGGCAAAGAAGCCTACCGTGCAATGAGGTTAGCTAATAAATAAACCGCTAATCAAAGGAGATTTATCATGGCGGCTACTACTTCATCAACTCTGTCGGATCTTTTCGCAGAAATCATCATGGCCGCTCGTTTTACGGCCAGTGAGTCGAGCCTTCTCCAAGGGCTTATTACTAACTACGAAATCGGAAACGTAGCTGGTAAAACCATTCAAGTACCTAAGTACCCATCAATCGCGGCGGCTGATCTGACTGAAGGCACTGATATGTCTTCTACCACAGTAACAACCTCAAGCGTCACTGTTACTGTCGGTGAAGTTGGTGCGCAAGTATTGCTTACTGACATCGCGGCAATGGGTGCAGGAAACCCTGCTCAAGAGCTTGGTACTGT